GGTGGAAGAAACACGGCTCCAAATGAGGCTGAAAAATGAGCAATACCCTTCTTAATACCAGCAAGATCCTCGACAAGTCGTTGATGATCCTTGAAAACAACCTGGCGTTCTCGTCGCGCGTGAACAAGGAATACAGCGACGAATTCGCCGTCAAGGGCGCGAAGATCGGATCGACCGTGAACGTGCGCAAGCCGGTTCGCTTCGTCGGTACGACCGGCCCCGCGCTGGCTGTCGAAAACGTGGTGGAAACCGTCGTGCCGGTCACGCTCGACACGCAGTTCCACGTTGACTTCACGTTCTCGTCGCAGGAACTGACGTTGAACATCGACGACTTCGCTGAGCGCTATCTGTCGCCCGCGATGGCGACGATCGCCAACAAGATCGACTTCGACGGTGTTGGTCTGTACACCACGGTCGCCAATCAGGTTGGCACCGCCGGCACCACGCCGAACGACATCGCAACGCTGCTGGCTGCTGGCACGCGCCTTGATCAGGAAGCTACGCCGCGCGACGGTCAGCGCACGGTCGTCTGGGACCCGGCTGCGAACGGTTCGATGGTGAAGTCGGCCGCTGGCCTGTTCAATGCGCCGACGAAGATCAGCGATCAGTACGCAAGCGGCATCTTCGTTCCGGCGCTGGGCTTCGACATCGGCATGGACCAGAACATCCGCCAGGCGACCGCAGGCACGCGCACCAACGGCACGGTATCGGGCGCAGGTCAGACGGGTAGCTCGCTGCTTGTGACCGGTCTCGGCGCTGCCGGCACCGTTGCAGCCGGTGACACGTTCACGATCGCCGGTGTGTTCGCGGTGAACCCGCAATCGCGCCAGTCGACGCGCGTGCTGCGCCAGTTCACGGTGCTGACCGCTGCGACGGCTGACGGTTCGGGCAATGCAACGCTGTCGATCTTCCCGGCTATCAACACGTCCGCATCGAACCAGCAGTATCAGACCGTCACCGCCGGCCCGGCGAACGCTGCCGTGGTCACGTGGGACGTTGCCGCATCGACTCAGTACACCGTGAACCTGGCGTATCACAAGAGCGCATTCACGCTCGCCACGGCTGATCTGCAAATGCCGGAAGGCGTGGACTTCGCTGGTCGCCGCAATCACAAGGGCATCTCCATGCGGATCGTGCGTCAGTACGCGATCGGCACGGACACGTTCCCCTGCCGGATTGACGTTCTGTACGGATGGCGCCCGATTTACGCCGAGCTTGCAACGCGTATCGCCGGCTGATTGATCAAGGGGCCGTCATGTTCGGTTCAACGTGCGGCCCCTGCTTACTTGCGGAGTGGTTCATGCCCTACGAATATCAGGAGTTCCCGAAGTGGACGCGCAATGGCAAGGAAGAACGCCTTGTGCATTCGCGCGAGGAACTGGAAGCGCTCGGCGAAGGCTGGTCGGATCATCAGCACGTGCCTCCGAAAGTGCACGTCGACGCCGACACGTTCCAGCATTACCCGAAGTGGGTCGGCAGCGTGCTTGTGCACAGCGCCGAGGAAGAGGCCGCGCTTGAGCCTGTGATCGAGCAGAGCGACGAGCGCGAGGCGCTGATCAAGATCGCCGACGAAAAGGGCGTGAAGATCGATAAGCGCTGGTCGAATGACAAGATCCGCGCGGCGCTGGAGTCGGCATGACGACCGGAACCGACCTGATCACGCTGGCGCTGAAGGATATCGGCGCGCTCGGTATCGGTCAGTCCGTCTCTGCTGAAGACACGGCCGACGCGCTGGCGACGCTCAATATGATGCTCGGCCAGTGGGCGGCGGAGCGTCTCAGCGTTTTCCACTTGATCGACACAGCGCACCAGGCGAACGGGTCGGTTTCATACACGGTCGGCCTCGGCGGTGACTTCAACATCACGCGCCCGATCAAGATCAATGCGGCCTATGCGCGGCTCGCGAGCAGCGGCGCCGGCAGCGCGGTCGACTATCCGATCTCGATGATCGACGCGCGCGAGGACTATGCGCGGATCTCGCTGAAAACGCTGAATTCCTTCCCGGAATATGCGTTCTACGACTCGGATTTCCCGCTCGGTAATCTGTTTCTGTACCCGGTCCCGAATAGCAGCTACGAGCTGCACATCGTGACGATGGACACGCTGCCGCAGCTTGCGACTGCCGGGACCGCAGTCAACCTGCCGCCGCCGTATCTAGCTGCAATCCGCTACAACCTCGCGGTCTATCTCGCGCCGTCGTACGGGCTTGATCCTTCGCCGGCATTGGTGCGCCTTGCGATGAACGCCAAGCGCGTAGTGAAGCGGATGAACGTGCAGATTCCTCAACTGACGATGCCGCGCGGCCTGATGACGAAGTCGCGCTACAACATCTATAGCGACACGGAATCGAACTGATGCGAGTCCCGCTCACCACCGGCGCCTATCAGACGCGCAGCGTGATCGCCGAAGCACAGCGTTCGGTCAACCTGTATGCCGAAGCAAACCCGCAAGACGCGCCGTGCCCATTCACCTATTACCCTACGCCCGGCCTGACACTCGTCTCGACGCCGCCGGTTGCGGGTGAATCGCGCGGCATCTACACCGCGAGCAATGGCAACCGGTACGAGGTTGTTGGCCCGAACGCCTACTCGGTCAGTTCGGCGAACGTCTACACGCAAATAGGTGCGCTGACTTCATTGTCTGGACCGGTTTCCATGGTCGATAACGGCACCGATCTGTTCATCGTTGACGGCACGGTGAAGGGCTTTACGGTCAAGCTGGCGACAAATGTCATGTCGCTGGTGAGTGACCCCGCTTTTCTGGGCGCAGACAAGGTCGATTTCGTCGATGGATTCTTCCTGTTCAACCGGCCCGACACGCAGCAGTTCTATATCTCTCTGTTCGATGGAGTGACATTCGATCCGCTCGATATCGCCTCCAAATCGACCTATTCGGACAATCTCGTCACGCTCGCGGTGATGCACCGTGAAATCTGGCTATTCGGCGAGCTGACGACCGAGGTCTGGTACAACACCGGCGCCTCCGATTTCACGTTCGGCCGCATGCCGGGCGTGTTCATCGAGCATGGGTGCGCTGCGAAGCACTCGGTTGCCAAGATCGATCTTGCGCTGTTCTGGCTCGGGCAGGATCTGCAAGGGCAGAACATTGTGTTCGCCGGCCGCAATTATGTTGCGGAGCGCATTTCGACGCACGCCATCGAGGAAGCGCTGTCAGGCTATTCGCGCGTGGATGATGCAATCGGCTTTTCCTACCAGCAGGGCGGCCACGCCTTCTATGTGCTGACATTCCCGACTGCGAATGCGACGTGGTGCTTCGATGTCGTCACCGGACAATGGGCACAGCGCGGCTTTCTGGAAGCTGATGGAACGTTCAGCCGGCACCGCATGAACTGCCATTCGTTCAACGGTGGCCGGAATCTGGTTGGAGACTGGCAGACCGGTCTGGTCTATATGCTGGACCAGAACAACTATACGGACAACGGCGCCACGATTGAGTACGTGCGCGCGTTCCCGCACATCCTTGGTGCCGATGGTAACCGCGTGCTGTTCCGCCAGTTCATCGCAGATATGGAAGTCGGTAATGGCCTGCCTGACGACTCGGCACCGCCTGAAATCCGGTTGCGTTGGAGCGATGATCGCGGGCGCAGCTGGGGCAATTGGGTCGTTGGCTCGCTTGGCAAGGTCGGTGAATACCTGACCTCCATCCAGTATCAGCGACTCGGCTATGCACGTGATCGTGTGTTCGAACTGTCATGGTCGGCACCGGTAAAGACTGCATTGAATGGCGCTTGGGTTGACGTGTCGAGGGCGCGCACGTGAGCGACTCGACGAACACGAATATCCCGAATCCGGGTGTTCCGTTTCTCGATCAGACCGGCCGCATCACGCAAGTCTGGTGGGCTTTCCTTCTCGCGATCTTCCAGCGCACCGGTGGTGGTGGAACGCCTACGCCTCCGGCACAGACCGATTTCACGCCGCTGATTGATGCACAGGTGCCGTATGCACTGTTTCAGCCTGATTTTGACGGTAATGCGCTGCCCGTTGCGGTACCACAGTTCCTCACCGATTTCCCGCCTGACCCGGTCGCAATCCCGTTTACCGCGGTCGATCCGGTCGAGGACATTTTCGCCAGCGGCACGGGTTTCACACCAGGCACAACCACGACCCTGACGCTATCGAAGGTCTACACATCCAAGGCTGCTGTGCTGGTGCACTTCGATGGCACGTTCCAGGCGACCGATCAGTACAGCGTATCTGGCAACACGATCACATTTACGTCGCCGATTCCGGTTGGCGTGTCCAATGTCTACGCGCGAGGCTAAAGCATGACGACCAAATACCGCGAAATGGTAGCGGCTCAGACGCTTACTGCAAGCGCCGTTTCGTATTACACGACGCCCGGCGGCACCTCTGGCGCGATCCACGCCGGCAGCATCTGCAACCCGACCGGCGCCGTTGTGACGGTGAACATTTACAAGGTTCCGACTGGTGGCTCTGCCGGATCGCCGACGAAGATCGCCAGCAAGACCGTTAGCGCGGGCGCGACCATCTCGGTCCCGGAAATCGTGAATCACAAAACCGAGCCCGGCACGCAGCTTTTCGCCGATGGCCTCGCCTGCACGCTGAATATCAGTGGTATCGAATTCGTCCCGAGCTAACGCGTGAAACATTTTCTGAAAATCGAATCGGGCGT